CAGATAGTCCAGCGGCTTTGCTGCCGGGCCGAAATCATCAAAGAAGGTTTCCAGCGGAGCCACATCTTCACCCAACAGAGCCTTTGCCTTGCTGATCGCGGAGGTGCGTTCCTGAAGTACCTGTTCATCGGACAAGCCACCCATGGGCTGGCTGATAAAAATAGTCTTGCTCATGTTATTCACCTCACAGCGTCCACCGGCTCTTGTTCGGGCGGGTGTCTACGTGCACCCAGCCCTTTGCCCGGCCTGCCTTGACCGGGTAGCGGCCCACGCCGCCCCAGCCGGGCATCAGGCTTTCGGCGTAGGCGGCCACAGCCAGCGGGTCAGTATCCTGCACCTGAATGTCCGCGGCCCGGCCCAGCAGGTGCTGGCTGGATCTGGAGCCGCCCACCTTTGCGTTGTGGCTGGCGGTGCGGTAGCCGCTGGTGATGGTCACGGGCTTGCCGAAGTGCTCCCGGATGCACTGCAGCAGCACCACAAGGCCCTCGTCAATGAGGATGGTGTCGGTGCCGTCGCGGCAGCGGAACTCCCGCACGCGGAACGCGGGGGAGAGCTGCGCTGCGCCGTCCTTCTTCAGGCTATACTGTTTGATCGCCATATGTATCACGTCCTTTCACGGGGTCAGGCCCCGATTTTCACGTTCTCTTCCAGCTACTGATCTGCCTTGCCCTCAGCGTCCTTACTGCGTGATTTCCTCAAAGCCGCTCTTGATGAGAATTGCCTTGACCTTCTCCTTCAGCAGGCGGGGGCAGCGCTCATACAGAGCCTTTGCCTCCTCCATAGTCTCAGCAGACATGATTTCCTGTGCCCACAACATCGCCATCATACGTACCAACCTTTCTAATGCTTGTGTGATTTTATGCATAAACAATCTCGCTCATTTCAAGCAAGCACTGTTTCAACATCTCGTTTTCTTTTTGCAGTGCCGCCACCGTGTCCGGCAGCTTCTCCCGGGCTTCGGCCTTTTTGCGCGCTTCTTCCTGCGCGGCCAGCTCTTCGGCGGTGTAGCGGATGTACCTCTGGATGGGCAGCTGCTCGGTCCACGCGGGTCTTGCCGGTACGCCCGGCACATCAATGACCTTCCGTACATCCCTGCCGCCGCCGGGATACTCCGTTACGGTCTCGTAGTGGCTCACTTCCTCCACGCCTTCCACGGCGGGGTGCTCCACTGGCTCGGTGTCGTCCACCAGATACCCAAGCGTCAGGTCAGGGTTTTCAATGGCTGCACCGTTCTCGTCAATGATCTTCATGGTTCAAAACCTCCTTTCTCAGGCCACGCGCCGCCAGATGTGCACATAGTAGGCGGCAGGCTGCACGGTGGCGCTGCGGCCGTAGATGGCATTAGACTTGGATGCATCCAGACTGAACTTATATGTTCTGGCTCCTTTCAGTTGAGCCGTGCCCCGGTTCTGCCCCGGAGAAAACTAATCACGGCATAAAAGATCCCCGTTCCGGTGTGGAGCGGGGACTGTGTTTGAAAAAAAATCAGCCCTTGACGGCCTTTGCAGGCGCAGCGGACTGGGTGGCGGGGTTGTAGTCAAACTCGTCCGGCGTGCCGATGGCCTTCACGTCGCAGGCAAAGGTGGCCTTGGAACCGGCTGCACCGCCTACGTCGCTGGTGACGATGATGGCAGCGCGGCCCTGTTCGCCCTTGCCGGTGCGCAGGCTGAAATAGATGTACGGCACGATGATATCGCTGCCGGTACCGTACACAATCTTGTGGCTCAGCACAAAATCCTGAAAATCATCGCCCACGCAGCGGTCGCCGTTGACGGTAAGGGTGCGCTGGGTGCCGGTCTTTTCGGTGACGTTGCCGGTACGGATGTACTGAGCATCCTCGGTGGTGGCGTTCAGGGAGCCGGAATGCTCCTTCACATGGTCGGCGCAGACGATCCACTGGCTTTCCTTGGTCTGGGTGCTCTCGATCTGGAACGCCAGCACAAAATCGTTCGCCGTCTCAATGCCGGTATACGACGCGCTGGGCGTGATGCCGGACTTGGTAATGGCTTCAGATGCCCGAATTGCGGTCAGCCCATTCCCGCAGCTGAGTACGAAACTCTAAAGGCAGGAATCACCGCTCTTGGCAGCCTGCCCGGACATATCGGCCCGGACGATGGCGGGAATCCTTTCGCATTCGCGGAGCCGGTTGGTTTTGATCTCTGCGTGAAGGAAGATACTTCCGCATATCTTCATTCACTTGAGCCTGCTGATGAACCCCAGTCTTAAATTTTAGCAATCTTCTTTAAACGAGCTTTCACGACTTCAAGCATTACCTCTGCTTGTTCGACTGAAAGCTCGTTTTCCTTTAGAACGGCATAAATATCATCACAAACGGTCTTGAACTTCTCGCCGCCAAGTTCCTCTGCGATATACTCAACCGGTGCCGGGGTGATGCCCTGCATCAGCCTGTCCATCGTTGCATATTCTCTGTACGTCATGGCTCTTACCTCCTTTGAAATGTAACTTGTAAGGTTACTTAATGGCCAAAAAATACGGCCTGCGGATTGTCGATACTCAAAAGTTCCACAATCTTTGAGGCTTCATCTGTACCAAAAACACGTTTCTTGAGCTTGCGTGTTAAGGTCTGCTCCGAAATTCCAAGTTCCTGAGCCAACATTTTTTGAGTGTAGCCTGCTTTGACCATGTACGACTTGAGCAAATTGACGTTTACCACACTTTTCACCTCCAAACGACCCCAGTGTAACTTGTGAGGTCACAAGTATAATAGCATCATATTTGTAACCTGTCAAGTTATTTTTGATAATTGAATTAAAAATATTGTAAACTGATGGTTTATCTGCTATACTATAGACATCAAAGGAGGTGCTCACGGTGACTGTAGGCGATCGCATTCGACAGGTACGTCAAGAGCAAGATGTAACCCAACAGGAGCTTGCCGATTACATCGGCGTATCAAAGCAGGCTGTATATAAGTATGAAAATAATATTGTAACCAATATACCGACAGACAAGGTTGACGCTATTGCCAAACGGCTGAAAGTATCTCCCGCCTACCTGATGGGCTGGGAAGAACAGCCGGAGCCCAAGAAGCCCACCATCCCCCCGGGCTTTGAGCCGATGCCAAAGATGGACTGGGTGCCGCTGGTAGGCCGGATCGCCTGCGGGACGCCCATCACGGCGGAAGAAAATGTAGAGCAGATGGTTTGTGTACCTTCTCGCTGGCACTCAACCTTTACGCTGACCTGCAAGGGCGACAGCATGGAGCCCCGCATCCACGACGGTGATCTGGTGGCGATTCGCAGCCAGCCGGAGGTGGAGCAGGGAGAAATCGCAGCGGTGCGCATCGGCGATGAAGCTACCCTGAAGCATGTGTATCTTCACGAAAACTTTATAGAGCTCCGCCCGGAAAACCCGGCGTTTGAGAGCATTATCCTTACCAAAGAGGAAATGAACACCGTTGTGATCGAAGGCAAAGCTGTGGGGCTCTGCCGAGATATATGAGGTGAATGCTATGACATTTTACGAGAAGTATTTGGAACTATGTGCCAGTGTGGACAAGACCCCGTCCGGTGCAGCGTTAGAGATGGGTCTTTCTAAGCCAACCGTGAACCGCTGGAAAAATGGCGGTGGTATTACAGATGCTACTGCCAGAAAGGTTGCAGCATATTTTGGCGTTCCTGTTGACTGTCTAACCAGAGAGACCGATGACCCCGCCCCTGAGCAAAAAGAAAAAGCCCCCCAGTCAGACGTTGACCGCCTGATGGAGGGCTTGAATGCCGAAAGTATACGGAAACTGAGAGAGTATGCAGAGCTGCTCCTGCTTGGGCAGGAAAAAGAAGAAAAGAAACCTTAAAGCGCAGACATCCTACTATAATAATAGTGTAAAAATGTACAAAAGTGTTGTAAATATCACTTATAAGTGATATAATAGCATAGGCGCAGACAGGATGTGGTTATATTGAATGATCTTGAAACACTGCTGCAACTAGTGATGTTGCTTGCAAAATATGGAAATTCAGTTATTGTTCATGATGTTTTCCGAGATGAGCTTGCTGGCTTACTTGCAAAATCAGGTTCGGAGGATAAGTTTTTCAAACGTTTAGCATCGTATATTCAACAGCTTGTGGAAAATGGGGAAGCCGCAATTGGCCCTCCGGGTGCACCGATCGAACATTTGGCAGGGCAAAAGAACCTTTGTGCTATGAGGTTCAAACTTGGAATTTCAAATCTTCGGGTTTTCTTTGTTTATAAAGATGGTTTAATATACTTGCTATCTTCTTTCTACGAAAGACAAGGACACAAAAACACTGAATACAGTACCCACACACCTATTGCTAAAACGCGTTTTGCAGAACTTATGGAAGGAGAATGAAAATGTCTCATAGAACAACATTGTCTGACCTTATCGCTGCCATAGCCAAAAACATGACTACTGCCGAACTTGCAAAGGCCGTTGTAAATATCCAAATTCAGCAAATGATACACGACACCCGCATGGCAAAAGGCTGGGCGCAAAAAGATCTTGCTGATAAAATGGGGGTAAAACAAAGCCTTGTTTCCCGTTGGGAAAGCGGGGATTGCAACTATACCATCGACACTTTGATTGACATTGCTGATGCTTTGGGGCTGTCGGTACAGTGCCCTTTGAAGCCCGATGAAAGAATCATGTCCACCGAACCTGAAAATGTGAAGTCTGATGCTGCAAACAACACAGCTTTTAAAACGCCTGACTTTTCTTCGTCAAGGTTGATTCGGTTCCCTGAAACACCTAAAAAGCCAACCGGAGGTGCACACAATGGATTCAAAGCAGTTTGAAGCTGACATTCAGTATCTTGGAAGCTTTCTTACGGAATGCTCTTTTAATAATAATATCATTGATGCTGTGTCGCAGTGTGAATTAACGCATCAGCTTTCTGTTTCTATCAGTGAGCAAGTTCCAATTGATGATCCTTCTAAGAAGGCTGCTTATGTCAGGCTCATTCTTGACGGCGTTTATTCATTGCAGGATGGTTCAGAAGCTTCCTGCAAGTATCACATGGTTATACACGGCAAGTTTATGATTGATAAGAGCGTACCTGACGAAGATTTTGAAGCAAAATTGTGGTTCAATGGCTCTGCAGCGGTGTATGGCATTGCCCGTTCAAAAATGGAGGTTATGTCCTCTATGGTTCTTAATCATGGAAAAATCGAGCTTCCAATGGTCAATATGTACGAACTGCTCAAAGCTCAGTTTGAAAAAGAAAACAAAAGTTAATCCTCGTTCTATGTTTATCCTCCGGGAATGACGGGGTGCCATGTGGCGTAGAATATCATTCACTTGTAAGAGCGGGGTTTGCTGAGCGCAAGCCCTGCTTTTTGTTTTCCATTTTCTTTTTTATAGGGAGTTTACAATGGGAATTTTCAAATGGTTGAAAAAGGCTACAAAGGTCATTGGCAAGATGGCTGTTGAAGCAGCGGAAGAAGATGAACGTTCAAAATACTCACCAAATCCTGAGTGGATGGGGCAAATGGATCTTGTCAACTCTCGTGCGAATGCAAGGATATTAGCCCCTCAGCTTTTGAAACAGGCTCAAGATTGTGCCAGAATCCTCTCGTCAACCACTGAACCGTCAACGTTCTTTATGAGATACGATTTTTGCGTTGGTCGGCTTATGATGCTTGAAGATTGTAAAAAATACGGAGTGAATGCTGCTACCACCGATTCGCTGAACAAATACACAGATTTAGACTTCAGGGATGGCGCAATAGAAGAACTTATACATCGAACCCAGATAAAGTATTCTAACAAAATACTGACGCTCAAGACATCAAAGGCAAAGGAAAACTGGGCAGCAAAGTATCATCAGGCTTTTGAACCCTACCTTTCTTATATGAGCGACCGGCAAAAGACAGCCCTTGGCGAAGCAAGCGCTGAATTATTTGAACTGGCTGGAAAATAAAAGGCCCCTCGGCAAAGCCGAAGGGCCAATGTATAAAGGAACCGTTTCAATCAGTCCCTTCATGTGCGAGCTGGGTTCTTCGCAGCGCGGCAGCGTATACTTCCAGCTTTTTGCGGTTATCCTTTGAGAGGGTGTCGTACACCTTCCTCATGTATCGCTTGTCTCCCTCAACACCTTGGGCGCTTTCAAGAACAGCAGCCTTCTCCTGCATCTGCGGTCACCTCCATGTTTCCATTTTTGTTTTATAGCCCTCTCCAAAGCTCACAAAACAACTGCTCACAACCATATGTTACATCAAACGGTTGTTGTTGTCAACAAATATCAAAAAATTGGATGCTTTTGCAATTTCAACCGAAAGGAGCAGAACGATGAAAAAGAGAACGAACACAGCGTTTTGGGTCGAAAAGGAAAAGCGCTGGTGCATCGCGGTGCAAAAGAACGGCACCCGCAAACGGTTTTACAGCAGTACGCCGGGCCGCACCGGCCAGCGGGAAGCAAACGCAAAAGCGGATGCATGGCTTGATGATAGCATCAGAGATGGAAAAAAGAAGGTCAGCGCCCTCTATGCCCAGTGGGTAGAAGAACTGAAGCTCACCTGCGGCACATCCTATGTTGAGCAGTGCAAGAAATACGGAGATTACTATATTCTGCCTGTCTGTGGGGACATCCGCATTGACGAGCTGACCGAAGGCGATCTGCAAAAAGCCATCAATATGTCTTTCAAAAAGCGATGCCTTAAAAAGGAGCGTCAGCGTAGGTCAAGCGACAAGCCTTTGAGCCGCAAGACCATTATGACGATCCGCTCAACGGAGATCAGCTTTTTGAAATGGTGCCGCCGGAACAGGTACAGTACGATGTTCCCTGAGCTGTCTATCCCGAAGAATGCCCGCATGGGGAAGAAAAAGATTTTACAGCCGACCGCTTTGAAAGTTCTGTTTGATGTGGACACCCGCCTTTACTATGGCAAGCTGGTCTTTGACGAGTATATCTATGCCTACCGGTTTGCAGTTGCTACAGGTGTACGCCCCGGTGAACTTGTGGGGCTCTGGTATGGTGATATCAAAGGAAACACGGTCAATCTGCGCCGCAGCATCAACCGGTTGGATGAGGAAACCACCGGCAAGAACGAAAACGCCATTCGCTCATTTGACATGGGCGAGGAAGCCCATGAGGCCTACGAAGCGCAGGTGGCCTTGCTGAAGGCTTCCGATATCCCGCTGAACTATACCACCCCTTTGTTCCAGATCCCGAACCAGAGGGCTTTATTCAAGCGCTGGAAGAAGTACCAGCGTGACAATGGCATTGAGCCTCAGGTCACGCTGTATGAGATGCGACACACTTTCGTCAGCATTGAATCCGGCGTATTGACCGACAGCCAGCTGAAGATGCTGGTCGGTCACAGCAAGAACATGGACACTGCCGGAGTGTATCGGCACGAGCTTGACGGTCAGAGGGAAGATCTTGCTGCCGCTACCACCGCGGCATTCAGGAAGGCTCAAGGGTGA